GCGAGAACCACGACAAGGCTCTTGGCGACCAGCGTCAGGAGAAACTGGGCGAGCAGTTCCGCGAGTTGCTGAAGGACGTGCGCACCAACCCTGGCAAGGCTCAGCGTGAGATTCTGCTGTCACCGGGCAACAACTCGGACGGCACCAGCAACGTGACCGCCAACATCGACGCCAGCGGTGCCATCCGCCTGACCATCCACGACCTCATTCCTACGCTGCACGAGGGTCTTGACCTTCCCGAAGGTCTGAACATCGTGACTGGCGTGACCGGCAATGAGATTTGGCCTGTCAGCATCAACGACGTGGAGATGGAAGAGGTAGGTGAAATCGAGGCTCTGAGCGATCAGGTGCTGAACTTCGCCAACATCACTCCTACCGTTCGCCGTTGCGGTCTGACCGTTCCCGTCAGCAACATGGCTATCGACAACGCTGCCTTCGACCTGATGGCATTCGTTCAGTCGAAGTTCGGTATCGCCTTCCGCGAGTACTGGGCAAAGAAGATTTACTCTCGTGCAGAGTGGAGCGGAAACAAGGGTGCATTCAGCAACCTGTCTCCTATCGGTGTCATCAAGCTCGGCAGCGGCGACGAGTACAAGCAGATTCTGACTGCTGTGGCTCAGTTCTCCGACAAGGGCTTCTTCGAGGGCGAGGTTTGCCTGTCTATGGACCGCGTGACCGAGGCTCAGCTGATGGCAACTCCGAAGATCAAGGGTGCAGCCGGTGGCTTCATCATCGAGAACGGACGCTGCTGCGGCTACCGTTACACTGTCAGCCACTTCGTGAACACCGAGCTGAACGCCAGCGGCAAGTTGGTAGCAGGCAAGGGTCGCTATCTCGAAATCGGCTACTACGAGTGGTTTGCAGGCCAGCAGCACGGCGATGTGCGCCTGACAATCGACGCTACCAGCCAGGCTGTCAGCAAGAAGAACATCACCGCTGTCACCATCAACACAGCATTCTCGATGACTGACCTCTCCATCTACATCAACGGTGCAGGTGGCACGACTCAGGCATTCGCTTGTTACGCCGTGATGGATGCCGACACTCCCGAAGTGCTCGCAAGCCAGCACGCCGTGACTGTTCCCAAGAACGGCTCGAAGACCGTTTCCGCTATCAGCAACGTGGCTGGTGCCGTTATCACCTACGCTGTGACCACCGCCCTCACAGGCGTAAGCGTCACCAACGCTGGTGTCATCTCTGCCGGTACTACCTCAGGTACAGCCGTTGTGACTGTCACCGCCACTCTGCCAGACGATAGCACCGTGACCGACACCATCACCGTCACCGTTCCCGCGTAAACTCTCTCTTCTGGTTCATAGTTCCAGACCGCTCCGGCGGTGCTGGTGGAGGTAACAGCCCACACATCGCCGGAGCCATTTCTAAAGAACGAAGAACCGATAAGTGAAACCAATCAAAACGTCACACACAAGGTATTGCAGTTATGGCAATGGAACTTGATGAGATATTCTACAATGCGCTGACAGCCGACGAGACGCTGACGGCACTTGTTGGCAGCCGAATCAAATCGACCTGCTTCGAGGTGCCACCAACGGAAGAGGACAATACGCCGCTGCCCTATATCATCATCACCGACGACCCTTACACCAACGATGTAGGCACGAAGGATGATGTGTGGGAGGGAAGTGTTGACCACGCCCAGGCAAGCATCATCATCAATGCCAGTGACCCCTACGAGGTGAAGCGCATCCGCAGGATTGTCCGTCATGCCATCGCCACCTACGTCGCCAGCATGACAGAAAACATCCCATACCTTACCTCCGCATCCAACGAAGGCATTGCATGGGACTGGACGAAGCCATGCTACTACGACACCCTGCACTACCAGTGTGACATTGACATTGATTTAACAGAAGAAGAAAATGGCTAAGAAATCAAAAAACGAAGCCGTAGAGACCCCACAAGTCCCCGCGTATGTAACCGAACTGAAGGAAAAAGGAGCCGTAGTTCTCATGGGCCGCTCGCAAGGTGAACTCGATGAGCAACTTGCAGCCATCCCATCAGATGTTCAATACTACGCCGGACAAGTCAGCTACTACGTTGACAAAGGACTCTACCGCGTACAGGTAAATCTTAAAGAGTAACGAGAATGAGTAAGAAGACGGAAGAACCGGAAGTTGATCAGAATCAACAGGCCGTGGAAGCTGCGCCTGCTGCCGTTGCAGCAGAGGAAACAACGTCGAATCTTCTCGACGTGTTGCGCGAAAAGGGTAAAGTTACCCTCTACGCACCAACGCTCGAAAGGCTGAACCAAGACGCTCTCGAACTGATAGCTGCAGCAAAAGCAGAGGGAAACGTATCTGCCGGAGCCGCTGGCTATAATGTTATCAAAGGTTACACCATCATCATCACCCTAAAAAAGGAGGACTAATATGGCTACACTAAAAGGTCAGAATCTCAGAATACTGGCAAGCTCTTTCGATAGTTCAAGTTGGGCTTGCATAGGCATGTCCACGACCTGTACGATAACTTTCACAAACAACACGGACGACGCAAGCACCAAAGACGATGTAGGACTTTCTTCAAAGCCCGAAGTTGTCAGCAAGGGCTGGTCAGTCCAGGTGGATTCTCTGAATGTCTTGAATGCTGCAGCAATGCTCACAGCAATCAAGAGCATGCAGAAGGTCGAAATCATGTGGGATGAAGTCGGAACGGCCGACAACCAGACCCCCGTGACAGGCTCTGGTGTCGCTGCTTATGCACGCAAAGGTCTGGCATACCTTTCCGATTTGACGCTATCGTTCAACGACCGCGAGAACTCCGCAAAGAATTTGCAGTTTACGGGTGCAAGCCCGCTCGAAGTCATTCCTACAACTGGAATGACCTACGAGGTTCTCCTGCCAGGCAGCTACACCAAGGGCCAGTTCGTTCGTCTGTTCCTCGGAAGCGACAACACTGCTACACCGAGCCGCGTAATTGCCTTCAGTAAGCAGTTGCAGGTTCATGTATCGCTTCAGATGGAAGACGCAACAACGAAGGACACCGAAGGCGATTGGCAGATTCAGGAACCAACCGGCTTGTCTTATGACATTACGAGCAACGCACTTGTTCGTGGCGGCGACACCATCACCTCGCAAGTTCAAGCGCAAGGTCTGTCCGAGATTGAATCAATATTCGAGGCTGGAGCGCCCGTGAAGTTCCAAATTGCGAATGTTAGCGGAGCCAACAATCGCACGAAGGGCGCAGTAATCATGAGCGGTTCGGTCATCGTGAGTCAGTTGGAGATTCAGGCACAAAACCGGACTACATCACAGTATAATACGACCCTAAACGGCTACGGCGAATATGTCGTAGGAGCAGCCTAAACTATTCACGCCGCTCGCCTGCCTCCGCTTAACTTTTGCCGGACAGACGGGCGGTTTTTAACTTTTCAACTTTTTAATTTTCACTTTTTATCAGAACTATGAACAACGAGAAGACTATCACTATTTGCGGCAAGGAAGTCAAGATGCGCTACTGTGCAGCCACCGAGACAGGCTACGAGCAACTGTCCGGCAAGAGCATCGGCGACATCGACTTCCTGAAGCAGGAAGACCTCATTCGTCTATCTGTGGCCGCTATCATTGCCGCTTACTTGCGCGACGAAGCAAAAGCACCCGTCACGGACGAGGAAATCATTTTAGACGCAAAACCGAAGGAGCTCATTGAAATGTTTACTACCATTCTCGAACTTCGTGCAGCATGGTATGAAGTACCTGCCGTCGTGCAGCCTGAGATGGAAGAAACGGAAGGCGACAAACAAGAAAAAAACGCATAACCGCCCATGACATCTTTCAGGAGGTTGTGGGCGAGATAGGGCGTGACAGGCGGGAATACCTCTACGAGATGTCCTATTGTGACATCCTTCTCATCCAGCGAGGCTACCGCCGCAGAAACATTCTCCAGTACCAACTCCAACGCCTGCAGGCATACGGTGCCTTCCATTGCATGAGCGGTTCTAAGAAGGAGCCGCAAGAATGGCTGCCGCTCTACGTTGACCGCTACAAAATGGTCAACAATGATGCACCACCAATCAGCGAAAAGGAAATGGCAGAGTTGCTTGAGGACATGAAACAATTAGGGAATCCGTGGAAAAAATAATCATATCAATGACCACATGGCCGCCTCGTTTCGCTGTTGCTCGGCAAGCGATGTCGGCCATCGTGGAGCAGGTCAAGGCTGACAACTTGCAAGACCGCGTGCATCTTGTCATGGTGCTCAGCGAGGACGAGGTGTGTTATGCCGAAACGCGCAGCGAGGCATGCGAACTTATAGGCAGGATGGAAAAACTCGGCGTAGAAATCATCTACGACCGTGGAAACATTCGTAGCCACAAGAAGCTCATCCCGACAATCGAGAGATACCCGAACAATCCTATCCTTGTTGTGGATGATGACAATGCCCAGTGCAAAGGCTGGCTGAAAACTTTCGTCGACGACCATGACCAGCACCCAAACGACATCATCTATGGGCAATCGCTCAGTCGCGTCGAATTGCAAGGCGATAGGATAGTAGAGACACGCGAACCTTTTGCCTACGGGAAAACGGGCAATGTGACAGTCAACATGAAGCCGGCAAATGGCGCAGCAGGCACACTCTACCCAGCGCACACGTTCACAGACCCGCGCTTCTTCGACCGCGAACTCATCATGCGACTATCACCAACGAGCGACGAAACATGGCAGTGGGCATTTGCCAAGATAGCGGGCAAGACCTTCCGGCAACTGTCAGGATGCAACATTCCGTTCATGCTTTCAGCACCGCCTGGCTCTGCGCTGTGGCACCTCAACAAAGACAAGTACACAGACATTCACAATGCCATTTCAGCAGAGGTCCCAGAATACTTGCAAGCACTAAAGAAGGAAGCCGCTCAATAAAGCGGCTTCATTCTTACCAAGTGTCTGTATAGCTTGTGTCCCAGGTGTCATTCACACCGATGGTCATACCTCCAGCACTTCCGAAGATATTGCCGTGAAGTTCCGTTATTCGGTTTCGCTTGAACGGCACATTCTCCTTCGTGACTGTTCCGATAACATCCATTGCAGAGTTTGCAGTTATGGTGATATTCGCCGTCCATTCAGTTACGCCACTGAAGCCGTAATACGAAGCCATGAGCTGCCCAGATGTTCCGATAAAGGATGAAGGCACCTCGACGCTGTAATTCTTCGCTGTGGCATTTGTTGGCTCGCCAGTCGTGTAGTTGATTCCCTGATACCAGTTCGACAACTGTACGCCCATCGTTGCCATTGTTGCAGGCACTTCATCGTCGAACACGACACGCAGCCTTGTTACAACACGGTCAAGCATGACAGAGCGGTCAGAAGATGTGGTAGATTCTACGTTGATATAGTAATCTTTCCAGAACGTGTCGCGCACGCTGCTGAACACAATCGTCTTTGATTCAGTATTGACAACTGGCTCTGTACCACGACTCGCCACAAAGTAGATGTGGTGCTCACCATAGGCAAGTGTCATCGTAGGCTCTGCGAAGTCGGCATCCGTGCTCACCTGGTGAATTTGCTGCACCATCTCGCCAGCCATGAAGTCGAAAATCCACAAATCGGTCAGGATATTGCCGTCACCCTTCAGCTCTGCACGGGTTTCATAATTGTGGCGAACTTTGAACGCAATCTCCTTTACGCCGCTTTGCTCTGGTTGTAAATCGACATTCCGGCAGCCGCAAAGCAACACGAACGCAAGCATTAAAGCAATCTTTTTCATACCTTTTTCTTTTTGAGTAATTGTTCTATTTTGTCGAAGTCTTCGTGAACGGATTCGGCAAGCACCTTGGCGTACCTTTGTGTTTGCTTAATGTTCGTGTGCCCGAGCATCCGCGATACATTCTCAATCTTTGCACCATTCCGAAGCATGAAGGTGGCGAAAGTGTGCCTGGCAAGGTGTGAGTGCAAAGGGATGGTGATGCCGCAAGCCATGCCCAGCAGCTTCAGTTCTCTGTTATATACTTGGTTGGTCATCTTTGGCAATGTCATGTCGTAACGCTCCAGGACATCGACCGCAGGAGGCAAGAGCTGGTTCACGTAAGGCACGCCCGTTTTGATACGTGACGCAATGATGCACCACTTCCCTTTGACTTTCTTATATTCCGAAATATCGAATGCCATCATGTCCGAGAAAGAAAGCCCCGTGAACATTTGGAAAATGAAAAGGTTGCGTGCTCTCTCCATGAAAGAGCCAGGTGCAGGCGAAAACTTCTGAATTTTTGACATTTCTTCCTCAGTCAGGTATTCAGTGCTCGGCTTGTCGCCTCTTGCGAACTCTCCACGAAGTCGGTTGTACGGATTTATAGCAATAAGCTCGCTCTTCTCTGCACGAGAAAGCAATGCCTTCAAGCACTTGTGGTAATTGTACGCTGTGCCGATAGCGATGTGCGCATAGCGTCCTTGTACATTCATGCGGATAAAAGCATCAAACGCATATATGTTTGCAGATGTGAAGTCAGGCCAATCAGTCATACGTCCGAACTCCTCAAGCCGCTTGATTGCCGACTTGTAGTGCTTCATGGTTCCATAAGAGACAGGCATCTGCGTGACTTCATTTCGCATCCACTCGATTGCAGTTTGCTTGTGAACAGTTTGCCAAGCCTGCCGACGCACGGACGCGATGTCGATGTCCTGCCCGTTCTCTATGCACTTGTTCACTATGCACATAATCTTGTCAAGCAGAATCCCAAGCCGTTCATTCAGCGCATTCGCCTGTGGGTGATTGACAACCTTATCAAACTGCCACTGGTTTGCACGCACGCGCACACCAGTCTGTATATAATAAGGTTTACGATTGGCGGTCACTCTTACTTCAAGCGGCCCTTCCATCCCTTGCGCTGTGCGCATACGATGGTCAAAAACAATAGTAGATGTAATCATGTCTTTTTGTTTTTGTGTTCCCGCTTTGTTTCCCATGTTTCCCCACCTTTTTTCGGGTGGGGAAACAAGTGGGAAACATTTGTGCCAAAATCTCCTATTTTCGCCTTGTTTCGTCTTTTGTTGAAATCTCTCGAAACCCTTTATTTATCGGGCTTTCCGCGTCTTTTCGGCCTTTTCTCAAACTCCCAAAAGTGATCCGGATGGGATTTGGTATGTAGCTGAGATGCAAATAGTTGGCTGTTTGTTGGGGAAACGGGATGAGTAATTAGGTTCGTTTTAGGTTGTTTTATTTCTTTATTAAGTTTAGGTTTATGTAAGCATCTGTATAGAAAACATCGTCATCTTCGCGATAGCCGATGTAGATAAAGCAGGGACACGTACTTCCGCTGGTATGCTCGTGGATGATGTCTGTCATGTCGCGCGGGACGTAGCCAAGAAGTTGCCAGCTGGATGTCATCACACGGATTGCATTGGGGTCGTAGGGATTGTCTGGCTCTGCTACAAGCAATGCCGTTGGCTCGCCAAGGTGATTCTTTGCGGTGTCGGCATAGTGCGAAACGCCTGCAATATCAAATTCGATATAGTCAACATTTCTATAGCCTTCAACATTCGGCCATACGCTGACGTGATAGCCTTTGTCTTTTACACAGAAAAACTTTAATTTCTGTACTTCAACTTTTGATGTATGTTGCTGCGCTTGTTTATTTGCTACATGAGTATTTGATTGTGCTAGCTTACTTTTCTTAGTTTCGTTTATGGCATACAAGATTGTTGCTATTACTATAGCGATAATTAACACGGTGATGTTTTCCATATTATTGCACTTTATGAGTTTTGTCTACGATTTTAATTTTATTATTTCTTGGCGGAGGGAGGCGACTTCGCGTCGGAGGTCTTCGATGGTTTGCACCTGAGATGATAGGAGCTGGATGATGGAGTCTGCCCACTTTGGGATTGGTTGGTAGTCTTGTGCAGGCTCAGATGCTTCCATTCTTTCGTCGATGGGGACGTATTGGCGACTGGACGGGTCTTTATCTGGGTGCTGAGCATAGTATGTAACATCTTCCATAAGCAAGTGAATTGAGTGTCCTCGGAAGTATTCGGGATTGAAAATGTTTCCGAAGGCTTCATTGAGCTTGCGGATGCTGGCCTCGGATGGTTTTTGCACTCGATTATTAAGAATCTGAGAGATTGATTTTTGTGATAACCCCGTCTTTTCTGACAGTTCTCGTTGGTCAGCAACAAGTCCATTTTTGTAGAGGTAGTCGAGAGCTAACCGAAAACACTCATTTCGTACCATATTCGTCTAAATTTACCTTGTTTTACCTTGTTTTCTGTTAAGAAATCTTAATAATTCGGTAAGTTTTACCTTGTTTTACTTTATTTTACCTACCTTTGTGCTCAGAAAACCTAAATCGAGCAACGGACATAAAATAGCCCTGCGGCCTGATGAGGGTCACCTGAGTAACTTAGGGGTAAGTGCAAAGGTAGGGCTTTTATTTGAAAAACAATAAAAACGAGATAAAAGATTAAGAACTTTTAACGATGAGCGAAATTATTGAACTCATAACAAGCCTTGCAAAGAAGGTAGGAGAATTGGCAATCGCCAACAAAGAACTCGCCGATGAGAATGCGAGACTATTGAGACAGATTGAAGGAATGAGGCCGTTTGTGAAGGCCGACGCTGATGCATCGGCAACGGTGGCTAAAAATAAAAAGCACGATGGATAAGGAAACAAGAAAAGAGCTCACGGAGCTGGTGGGTGCGGCTATCACGGCGGCAACCAGGGCGCAGAGCGAGCGGTTCGTGACTGGCGCGAGGCTGTGCGAGATGTATCAGATGTTCACGCCTTCGCGCTTGAAGACTTGGGGCTCTACCCTTCCACGCATCCGAGCGACGTTCATCGGCAAGGACGGCGAAACTGAGCAGACGGGATGGGCTTACAACGTGAAGGCCATACAGGAGATGATAGACCGCAATCAGCTTGTATTCATAATGAAGCCGAAGGATGCGGTCGTCTATAAGCCAAGCAAAAGAAAAAGTAAAACCACCAAATAATAAAGAATTATGAAAAAGAATTTATTCAAGATGTGTGGCTGTTTTATAACAGTTATTGCCATGACATGTGTGTGCATGGTGCTCTTGTTTGCTGAGCCTAAAGAATGCGAGAGTTGGCAGCAATTTATGTTGACATTCGTTGCAATGAATGCTGGAGCTATAGTATGCGGAATCGTGGCAATATGGCTTGCCGGAAAGATGACGCACAACGGTTGCGTTGGCAATGCAACAAACGGAACGGAGGAAGAGTAACTTGTAAAGATAAAAGATATGGAATTCGTTGGAACATTAAAGGGCGTGGTCGGCAATCGTAAAGGCGACAGCGCAAATGGACATTGGGAGAGGCGTGTGTATCTCGTGGAAGAGGTGGCATCATTCCCGAAAAAGATGGTGTTTGAGATAGCTGACGGCGAGGTGGGGAGATATGCTAAGTGGGATGCGCTCGTCGGGAAGAATGTAGTAGTACGGTTCGGCATTGATGCGAGCGAATACAACGGGCGGTGGTATAATAACATCGCTGCATGGGACATCGCAGGTGTTGAGCCGAAGGAGCCGCAGGGATAGAACCTTGCGGAGAACTGCAAGGCACGGTGGCATATAGCTCAGCGGAGCACCCCGATTCCTCAACAACGCGAAAGGGAAAGAGCGCGGGCACAAGGAATGTAAGCGGACACATCGGAACCCGTCGGGGAACAAGGAAGCGGAGAAAGCCGGAATACTTGGAGCAAACCGGCAACGTTGGAATAAGTCATGCGAGCCTCGCACACGTCCTGCGCATGACAAAAGAGCTTAGGTGAGCGCGGGTTCGATTCCCGCCTCCGCAACAAAAGACAGCATGTCGTACAGCCCATGTCTGGTGGGGTTGCGATAGAATCGCAACAAACGGGGACAAAACGTTAATGAATAGAGATTGGGCAACTCTGCTGCTCACTGCTGTTGAAGTGACCTTTGACTTATTGGAAACAAAACGCATGACACGCGAAAGTAGCTTGTAGTGCCGAAAGGCTGAGACCGAGTGAAGGGCGCGTGTGTAATTCTATAAACCGCCTGGCTGCATGGCGAGGCGGTAGATAAATCCTTCTCGGTTGAACGGTTACGTGATACCGTAGCTCACTGGTGTAGGCCGTGCGGGATTTGGCCTTTGCTAATAGCTTTGGCTCAACAGAGGCTTCGTGCGCTGTGCCCAACAGCGTACAACTTGGGAGGTACACGCCCGCAAATGGAGCGACGGGCATATAAGAGTCTTAAGAGCGTCGGTTCGATTCCGACACCTCCCACATGAAGACAACAGACATAAGAGTTGGGAAAGTTCACAAGGACTGCCCATTCACGCGGGAAGAGATAATTGAAATGAAGGCGATGCTCTACAGCGTGAACACTTCGCACCATTGCGCTAATCCGGCACCCATATCTTGGGCGGTGGCTTGGCAGCAGCACGAACAAGTACTTGCAGGAAACACAATGGCCGCTGACGGGCGGCAAGGCTCGCATGACTCCCTGCTTGCACATATCATGTACGCCGAAATGACCGACAGGGCTTTGAGCGATGTCGGTTCTTTTTATTAAATCATGGAACTATGACAGACGAACAGAACATTCTACCCGAACTTCCGACGCAAGAGGAGCTGGAGGCAAAACGGATAGCGAGGCAAACAGACGAGCGAATGGCCGAACTGAAAGACTATTTGCTCGACGCAACAAAAGACTATCCTGAGCCATACTATATGCTCGAATACAACGGCGTGCCGTTCTCTACCATCGGAGGCATCCAGGCACTCAGCGGACAGAAGAAAAACGGCAAGACATTCGTGCTCGCGCAACTGATGGCAGCAATACTTGGCACGGACATCGACAAGAGTAGAACGCCCAGATACCTTCCGGGACTGAAGGTGCCAGATCGAACTCTTGAACACATCGGTCACCATCCGAAAGTCTTATACATTGACACGGAAATGGAGGAACTGAACAGTGCAAAGGTACTCAGGCGGGTTCACTGGTTATGTGGATGGCCGCTGAATGTTCCATGCGAGCGTTTTCACGTCCTGTGGCTGCGATCTGTCACCGACACCAAAGATGATAAGGGCAACGTGAAGGAGAAGGCATACGCTAAGCGTTACAGGCTGATAAAGACAGCCATTGAGCTCTTCCGGCCTGATGCTGTGTTCATTGACGGCTTACGCGACATCATGGCGGACTTCAACAACCTCGAAGAATCGGCTTCAATCATCGGTGAGCTTATGGCAACAGCGGAGAAAAACAACTGTTGCATCTGGAACACACTACACATGAACCCTCGCCCAGGTAACGACGACGAAAGCAAGATGCGCGGACATGCCGGAACAGAGCTCGGAAATAAAGTCACCGACACGCTTGTCAGCATCAAGAAGAAAGACGCGACAACAGGCTACGTGACATTCACAGTTAAGCAACAAGATGCTCGTGGCAAGGATATGGACGATTGGAAGTTTGAGGTAACGGATGCAGCTGGCGCACTTGGCATTCCTCGGATATTGAGCAAGGTCGAGAGTCAGGCTGACGAAGACCAACGCGAACGCAATGAAGTGAACGAGTTGTTCAAGAAATTCAACTGGCCGCAGTATGGCGCGACTTACACTGACCTCGAAAAGCATGTGCGCTCGCAGAACATCACGAGCAACAGAAAAATAAAAGACATCTTCGACACAGCACGCGATGCAGGCATTATTCTGAAAATGGAAAATAAGAAGTACAGATATAACGGACTAAAGCCTTTGCCAAATGACCAAACGGAAGTCTTACCTTTCGAGAAAGAAGATGACGAAGAAGCCCCGTTTTGACCCGTCAGTCCGTAACCCCCACCCCCCAGTACCCCCTTATAGGGGGGTACAGGGGGTGGAGGGGTGACGAACATACGGGCGACGCGCGTGTGCGCATTTTATCTACTACATGATTTTTTGTTATGAATCGTATCGACGAACTGACAATCGACAAGGTGCGCGACGCTGCTGGCATCGTGGACGTGGTGAGCGACTTCGTACAACTGAGGCGAAGAGGCAAGGAATACGAGGGGCTTTGCCCATTTCACGCCGATAAGAACCTCGGCTCTTTCAAGGTGTCGCCGGCAAAGAACCTTTGCACTTGCTTCAGCTGTTGCAAGACGTGGGACCCCGTTGGCTTTGTAATGGACGCAGAACATCTCACATTCCCTGACTCAATCAGGTGGCTTGCGAAGAAGTACGGCATCTATATCGACGAAGAGCAGAACCGCTTCAAGCCAAAGCCGTCCACGCCAAAGAAAGAGCTGCCTATACCGGTGGACTTACCGCCTCGCCTGTGGAGCATCGACATGGTGACGAAAAGGCTGAACACCGACAGCGACCTGTTCGTGTCGTGGGTGTATTCGCTTGGCTGGCAACAGGAGCAGCGAGAACGCATCGAGAAGGTATTGCATCAATTCCTTGTCGGACATTCGACCATAATCAGCAAGCGAGGAGGTAACACTGAGAGTCACGACTTCACAATCTTCTGGCAGATAGACGAGCAGATGCGCGTCCACAATGGTCACTTGATGAAATACCACGCCAACGGACACCGCGTGAAGGAAAAGGAGCAATACCCGCAGACATGGATTCACAGCCGGATGCAATACTCGGACGAAAGCAAGACTGGCATACGTCCGTTCAACGAGTACGCCGAGCGTGCCAGCTTCTGCCTCTTCGGACTTCACCAGCTTGCAATCCCAGGAGCGGAGGAAGCTACCATCAACATCGTGGAAAGTGAGAAGACAGCCATCCTTGCCAGCATAGCATGGGGCAATCCTCGCAAGCATTTGTGGATGGCGTGCTGCGGCATCGGGAACCTCACGAACCGAAACGACATGCTTCGACCGCTCATCAAGATGGGCCGGCGCATAGTCCTCTACCCTGACCGCGACGGAGTTGAGAAATGGAAAGCAGCCGTGAAACAAATCGGCTATGAACACCTCGACATTAACACCGACTTCGTGGAGAAATACTGGCTCGAATGCGATGGCGAAAAGGCAGACGTGGCGGACGTGATGCTCAGAATGATTCAGCACCCCGAAACCGTAGGACGCAAGCCAACGCCAAAGATGCCAGAACACATTAAACAACTTATGAATGAAAATCCACTCGTCCAGGTTCTCATTGACAAGCTGGACTTAGTGGCAGAATAAACAACTGATTAAACGGATAAGATCATGAACAAGGAATTTGAAAAAATGTTTTGCAAAAAAAATCCAACATTATACAGGAAATGGCGGTTCAAAATGGTTTCTAAAATGTTAGAAAAAGATATAATAAATAAAGGGAATGGAGAAAAATTAAAAAAGATAAGCGCACATTCGCTCGAACTCATCACACGAACAGTCGAATGCGATGGGCAAACTTTCTACGGAATTGTTCAGAAAGTTTGCGACGCTATCATACACGACGGTAAAGCCATTAAACAGACTAAAAAAAAAGGATATAAAAGAACGGTTCATTAAATATAAACAATCATGGCAAATGATGAAGGCAACTTTGTCAGCGTCGCTGGCAAAATAAGTACTTGGTCATATGGTCGAATCATGCGGATATTGAAGGCGAAGAAGCTGAACATCTACCAGATGATTCAGAACTTCTGCGACACAATCATCCGATACATGGATGACCGACACAACCGCACGCCGGAGGTGGAGCGGGCGATGAACACCTTCGAGCACATGATAGGCTGGGAGAAAAACTTTAACCTCTGTGACCCGAACACGAAGCCGGAGATAAGCGAAGCCACCTACTACCTGAGTGACTTCACAAAGGACAAGGCGAAGAAAGGTGTGCGTGTCGTACACGTTGAGCGGCCATTCTTTGGGAAGTGGACGCAGACATTCAACGTACAACAGATATTGGAACGCTTCATGTGCCTCACCTTTCCCAGCCTCTACCAACGACTCAGCTTCATAGCGGTATGCCGCGAATGCAACAGCATACTGGAATTGCTCATCGACATCGTTGGTGAGCAGGAGCGAGAGGAGGACAAGAAGGAACTGCTAAAGGACTTCGAGGACGCGGCGCGCGGCGACTTCGGGCAACACTTCCCAAGCACACCGCCAAAGCGGACACACGAAAAGAGCGACGACACACTATTCAAAGACGAACTAATATAATAAGATATGGACAGATACGAACTACAAGAGAAGGCATTGGTATTGTTAGTAAAGAAAGGCGAAGCAGTTTATTCGCATACCATTCCAGAAGAGTGCGACAATAAAGGACACATCGTACACTTCGCAAGGAAAATATATAAAGTGAAGCCTGAGTGCCGGTTGGAATTACAACGCTTTCCGAGAGAGAACCCGATACCAAAACGCTGCTGTGCAAGCTGCCAGCATAAGGACGTGATAGACATCCCCGTAGAAGGTACGAAGCGAGTGCGGCAAGGCGTTAGGGTATGCCTTGCAAAGTCAAGCACAGAGGTGTCGCAATGTTCCATTTGCGATGACTACCGAATGCGCGAATCATGGGCAAGGATATGAGTAACTTAGTAAACCATTTGCTTTGCCCCAACTACGAAGACTACGATGAATACGGTTGCAAGGGCAACGCCTTTGTTGGGTTCCCGGACATGTGGGAGCCGGAGATACAGGCAGAGGCTGGCGTATATGAGGAACGTCAGAGGCTGAGACAACAGATATTCTTCATGGCCCGAGACAGAGTACAGCGAACCATCATGCACTTCAAGAATATGAAGGCCAAGCATTCATACATAGCAGAACTTGTCAATAAAGCGATGCGTCAACTCGCAGAGGAATACGGATGGAAGGTGAAGAATGCCGACATCATTAAGTGCTGTCAGGTGTCGCCCATCATCCGCACATCGCTCGGAAAGTACGAAGACGACAGCATGGACTTGGACTTCGACGTAGTGTTCCCGAGCAAACGTAAGCGCAAACAGCAGTCATCGGAGCTTGTCGAACAGTACATGACACCGCTTGAACGCATCCATTATGAAGACAAGCAACAGTTCCCAGACAAACGGGACGTTGTAGCCTACGCGCTGGTAGAACTCGCCGCTGTCAATGGATGGAAGCCAGTCAGCACCGACCCACACAGACCATTCAATACAAAGGTGTATAAGATATGAGCAAACGATTGGCGTGGCGGTGCCGAGACGTACAGCAGCAGCGGGACAAGGCCGAGATATACAACTCGAAGGAGTGGAAGCAACTGCGAGAGGCTAAGCTCCAGCAGCAACCGCTGTGTGAGATGTGCCAGGAGGAGGGCCGCAAGCGAGGCATCAAGCGTGGATACGTCAGGAGCGCAACGTGTGTGCATCACATCGTTCCGATTGAGACGGCGACCACCAAGGAGGAGATGTGGCGGCTGGCTATCGGCTGCGGACTGTCAGGACTGATGAGCCTGTGCCGACCATGCCACAACAAGATACACAACGATGCTGGCTACCACACCAAGGATGCAGTGCAAGAGCGCAAGCAGTCAGCCTTCGAGCGATGGAAAGCCAAGCAGCAGCGACAGCAGCCACCGACCGACGGCGACGCGCCGACATGAAACCCCCGCCCGCCTTTTTATCTCGAAAGGACTTTGTTTCCCAAATCCACTTGCCCTTTCTTCTATCCACACAGCAATTTCCTAAAATGTTGGGGTAAAACCGATGTACGGAGATGGTATTCGGGAGAGGCTTCGGACATAGAAGCCATGAGAGCCCAAAGAACTGATTTTCCCACGAAGATAAAATTTTATTTTCATTATGAGCAATATCCAACGGGTGAAGCTACCACCCACCAAACCTGACTGCTGCGCCAAGTGTCCGCTGCTGGGACTGGTGCCGAAGTCGGCTGACAAACCGCGCTACTCGAAGAAGAGCCATCTGTGCATCGGGCTTCAGAAGGCGATGACCGAGGACAAGGCGAACAAGCGCGAGAGTGAATGCACCGACCCAAAGCACCCGCTACAGCGTCCGTGCGATTTGCACTGGGACCGATGGATGACCTACCCTCATCAGATTATCAAGGTGAACAAGGCTCTCTACCGCGACAGCCGCGACCCCTATCTGGAAACCCGACAATACACTATTGACTTCGACGATTAAGCGATATGAAACAGGAAGAATTTGAGGCAAAAGCAAAAAGCGCATCAAAGGAGATGCTGAAAAAGAAAGCACCGACGCGACCTGAGACGCAGTTTGTGAAGGGTGCGATGTGGGCGTGGGAGCTGCTGATGCAAGGGCGCACGGTGGCGGAGTATGAGGAGCAGCTCAGGCAGGACGTGTGCGACTGCTTCAACATCGAGGAGCCGGAGGGGTGGCAGGAGTTGCTCATCAGCGAGACGGCCACGATGATGGCCGACCGCGATGGGATGCAACTGGACATTCTGACTGAGGGCCGACTGCTTACAAAGTACGACAAGAACATGAGTCCCTACAAGGAGAGCAACCCGCTATATGTTCACCTGAAGGAGTTGCAACGCTCCATCGGTATGCAGCGCGAGCACCTGGGACTGACGAACAAGTCGCGCAAGAAGATGGAGAGCCCCAAGACGCACGACGTGAAGGATGATCCACTGGGAGAGTACTTTGAGGGGATAAGGTAAACCACGAATTAAACGAATTTTATTCATAAATTAAACATTTTATCAACATGAAAGAAAAAATTATCGCAACAGTGTTAGTCATCATGGCCGTGGCAATGTACACGACCGCAGTTATCAACTTCATGCAAGGCGACGTGCTGAAAGGCGTGTCCGACGTGCTCATGGCTTGCTCGGATGTCATCATCGCTT